GGCCTCCGGAGTCCAGGACCACAGGTGTCCACCTCGATCGACGGACCCATCCGACCCATGACGCTGAGCTTCGCCCCCGAGCGGATCGAGACCTGGCCGCTTTCGCGCCTCCAGCCCTACGCCAAGAACGCGAAGGTGCACGGCGCGGACCAGGTCGCCAAGATTGCCGCCAGCATGGCCGAGTTCGGCTGGACCGTGCCCTGCCTCGTGGCCGAGGACGGGGAGCTGATCGCAGGCCATGGGCGCGTGCTTGCCGCGACGCAGCTGGGGCTGACGGAGGCACCGGTGATCGTCCGGTGATCGTGCTCGGTCATCTGACCGAGGCGCAGCGCCGGGCCTACCGCATCGCGGACAACAAGCTGACGGAACTCGGAAGCTGGGACGAGGCGTTGCTGTCCGCCGAGCTGCAGGGACTGCTGGCCGAGGACTTCGATCTGTCGCTGGTCGGATTCTCCGACGGCGAACTCGACAAGCTCCTCGCGCTCGATCCGGACGCGGACGATGAAGACGGCGGGGTTGGCGGCTCGGTGCCGCCCGTGACCATACCCGAGCCGCCGCGCAATCCGGCCTCCCGCAAGGGCGATCTATGGATCCTCGGCGATCACCGGCTGCTCTGCGGCGACAGTACGAACCATCAGGATGTACGCCGTCTGATGAACGGCGAGCGTGCGGTCCTGTTCGCCACCGACCCGCCGTATCTCGTGGACTACGACGGCTCGAACCACCCGACGCGGAACAAGGATTGGAGCCAATCCTACGGCGTCACCTGGGACGACAGTTCGCAGGGCGCGGAGCTTTACGACGGCTTCATAGCCGCCGCAGTGGCCGAGGCGATCACCGCGGACGCCGCCTGGTATTGCTGGCACGCGTCCCGCCGCCAGGCGATGCTGGAAGCCTGCTGGGAGAAGGCGGGCGCCTTCGTCCACCAGCAGATCATCTGGGTGAAGGACCGCGGGGTTCTGACCCGGTCCCACTACCTCTGGAAGCACGAACCCTGCTTCATGGGCTGGCGTCGCCCGAACCGCCCGCCGAAGGTGGCCGAAGAGACGCTGCCCTCGACATGGGAGATGCCGTCCTTCGCCAAGGATGAGCGCCCCGACCACCCGACGCCGAAACCGCTCGACGCCTTCGCGATCCCGATGCGCCAGCATGTCGCGCGGGGCGGGCTCTGCTACGAGCCGTTCTCGGGCTCCGGCTCGCAGATCATGGCGGGCGAGGCCAACGGCCGCCGTGTGTACGCAATGGAGATCAGCCCGGCCTATGTCGATGTCGCCGTGGAACGCTGGCAGGCCGAGACGGGAAAGAACGCGATCCTCGACGGCGACCGTCGGACCTTCGCCGAGGTGAAGGCAGAGCGGCTGGGCGAGACTGCGTCTGCGCCCGAGGGAACGCTGTGATGATGTGGTCGATTCATGCGGTTGCCGAAGCCTGCTCAATGACGACTGGCGAACTGAGCCAGTGGATTTCGCGCGGTCACTACTGGCCCTCGGAGGAGGTTCGACCCGGCCAGCGACGGCGGTTCGATTGGCGCGACCTCGCATGTCTCGCGGTCATAAACGCGCTGCGCAAACATTCTCTGTCGATCAACGTAATGAGTTTGATTGCGGGCGCCCTGCGCAAATCTCTCGCTGAGATGGACAAGATCCCTGCCGCCTCGGGGCTGTTCCTCTTTTGCGCGAATTGGGACGAGCTCCAATCCGGTCAGACAATCGGGCTCATATCTGAAACGGAACTCTGCCGTCTGCTGCGGTCCCATCCCGAGTCGATGATCGTCGTAGATGTGGCTGGCGTGTATCACTCGGCTCTCACGAAACTTCCCTCCGAGGTCATCTCGCGAGGTGCCAGACCGTGAAACAGAGCCGCGCCATGTCTCTCGTCGAGTCCCTTGCCAACGTGGCGGTGGGCTACGGTGTCGCCGTCGCGACGCAGATCCTGATCTTCCCGATCTTCGGGCTGCACACCACACTGGCGCAGAATCTCATGATGGGCGCGATCTTCACCGTCGTGAGCATCGCGCGGTCCTTCGCTCTGAGGCGGCTGTTCGAGGAGATTCGGTTTCGCCATGCCAGATGAAAACCGCCGCCCGGATCGGGCGGCGGCATCGGGTCTGGAAAACGTTGTGTCTTCAAGCCGGCGGAAGCCGGTAAACCCGCCCACGGCCTTCAATCTTCTCGGAGGCCACTTCGAGACCAAGCTTTTTCTTGAGAGCGCCCGCCATCGCGCCGCGCACCGTGTGCGGCTGCCAGCCGGTGGCCGCGACAATCTCGGCGATGGTGGCGCCATCCGGCGCGCGGAGCATGGCGATCAGCGCGGCCTGCTTGGTGCCTTCTCGCGGTATCCGCGCCTTGGGCGCGTCCGTCTGCTCGGCGGGGGTGTCTGTCGCGCTGGCAAGCGCGGTGCTGGTGCCCTCGGGCTCGATACCGATGGCGGCGAGGCCTGCGTCGGTCGCAACCAGCGTGGTGCCGTGACCGTCCCCGGTCTCGCGCCAGACAAGCTCTCCCTTTCGGATGTTGGCATCGACTTCCTCGATGAAGCCTTTGGCGATCATCGTCTCCACCACCTTGGCGGCGGCGCCTCCGCGCAGGAAACCGGGAAGCGGCAGGACATTGTGACTGTCGCGTTGAGCGGCGGCGCTGAGAATTACGGCTTGCGTGTCGGTGAGCTTGGTCATGGGGTCGTCTCCTTGGATTGAACCGCAACCGTCGCGGCCCTTCTACGACCCCAAGCCGCGCGGCACGGCGCGGCCGGAGTTCAGGCAGGCGCAGGATTTCACCCGGCGTGCTCGCCCTCGCGGAACGCCATGTCGGTGATCTCGCGCAGCTTGTCGCGGTAGTGGCTCAGGGAGCCGACATGGCCCCAGTTGATCTCGTCGGGATTGGTTTCGAAGTGGTCGTCGCTGAGCGCCTTGAGGCGTTCCAGCATGCTGTCGATCTCCAGCTTGGCGGCGATGAAGGCGTCGAGTGCCTTCGAGTTGTCGGTGGCGCGTCGGGTCATCTCTGTGGCTCCTCGTGGCGAGTTGCAGCGTGGTCTTGAAAGCCACGTTCGCTCTGTCCGAACCGCTTATCAACTCGATAAGCACCTGAATCTGAACAATAATCGGAGAACGCCATGCAGGGGCTGAGCGAGCGCCAATACGCCGCGCGCGTCGGTCTCTCGCGGGGCGCGATCCAGAAGGCGAAGGCGGCGGGACGGCTGGTCCTCCATGAGGATGGCAGCATCGACGCAGAGGCGAGCGATGCACGCCGGGCGGCGATGACGGACCCGTCGAAGTCCCGGCGCACCACGGCATCCAAGCTCAAGCCGGTCCCCGACGCGGCCGTGTCCGCCGTTGGCGACACTCTGCGGGAACAAGGGCTTGCCGCGCCACCCGTCGGCAGCGGCACGACCTTCCTGCAGGCCAAGACCGCGAATGAGGTGCTGAAGGCCCAGGAGCGGCGCATCCGGCTTCAGAAGCTCAAGGGAGAACTCGTCGACCGCGCCCGGGCGGTTGCGGTCGTGTTCCGGCTGGCACGCGAGGAGCGCGATGCCTGGGTGAACTGGCCGGCGCGCGCGGCGGCGCTGATGGCGGCCGAACTCGGCGTCGAGGCGGCCGCCATGCAGAAGGCCTTGGAGAAACATGTACGCGCCCACCTCGACGAACTCGCCGAGGTCCGGCCCGAATTCCGGTGATGAAGATGGCCTGAGGGATTTCGAAGGCGCTGCTGAGATCCTGCGCGCCTGGGGCAACGGGATCCGACCGGATCCCGACCTCACCGTCTCGGAATGGGCGGACCGGCACCGGATGTTGGCGTCCCGCGCTTCGGCCGAACCGGGGCGCTACCGCACAATGCGAACGCCCTACATGCGGGAGATCATGGACCGGCTCTCGCCCGGCGACCCGACACAGCGGATCGTGTTCATGAAGGCCGCGCAGGTCGGTGCGACGGAAGCCGGCAACAATTGGATCGGCTTCGCGATCCACCAGGCGCCGGGCCCCATGCTTGCAGTCCAGCCGACGGTGGAACTGGCCAAGCGCAATTCGCGACAGCGGATCGACCCGCTGATCGACGAGAGCCCCGACCTGCGGGAGCGAGTCAAACCGGCCCGATCCCGCGACGCCGGGAACACGATGCTGTCGAAGGAATTCGCGGGCGGCATCCTGATCATGACGGGCGCGAACTCGGCGGTCGGCCTGCGCTCGACCCCGGCACGCTACATCTTCCTCGACGAGGTCGATGCCTATCCGGCCTCGGCCGACGAGGAAGGCGATCCGGTCACCCTGGCGGAAGCGCGGTCGCTGACCTTCGCCCACCGTCGCAAGGTGCTGCTGGTGTCGACGCCGACGATCCGGGGGCTCAGCCGCATCGAGCGCGAGTTCGAGGCGTCCGACCAGCGGCGCTACTTCGTGCCGTGCCCACATTGCGGGGCGATGCAGTGGCTGAAGTTCGAGCGGCTGCGCTGGCAGAAGGGGCGGCCAGAGACGGCGGAATACATCTGCGAAGGCTGCGACAGAGCCGTCGCGGAGAACCACAAGACGGCGATGCTGGAGCACGGCGAATGGCGGGCGACCACCACGGCCGCTGATCCCACGACGGTCGGCTACCACCTCTCTGCGCTCTACTCGCCGGTGGGCT